ATCTCTGCCCCACCACGCAAGGCGAGATCGGATACCACACTCGACAGCTCGATCAGACTGGTGCGGCCATCCCAGGCCCAGACCAGAACCTGTTCAATCGGCGATTGCGCCTGCCAGAAAGCGACAGACGCATCGAGCGCGCGGCGTTGGATCAGATCATCGCGAACGCCGTTGGAATAGTAAGGCAGCGCGCTTTCACTGCTCTTCGGATCGACAAACACATTTGGCGCATTGGCGCCTTTATCGACGGCGGGAAATCCAATTTCCACGATCCGAACCGGTTTCATGCCGGCGCGCCACGCCGTCGACTCTGCGGCCCGCGTGCCCCCTGGCCGCGCAAAATGTTCAGCCGTCCACCAGCCGAGCAAATCCTTGGCGCGAAAGATCCAATGCTCGCTAAATGCCCCGTCAATAATCGGCGATCTGATTTGCTGATCGCGTGCGTCTGAAGAGGCATAATACCAGTCATAGGCTTCGCCGCCCGCCAGCTGGCTTCGCAAATAGCGCAGGTCATCAGCGCCTTCATAGCCCGCCAGGGCGTCCAAATGGGTCTCGCCATCCCGCCAGTCACCGGTCGGCGGGTACCAATCTACCCCGACAAAGTCGACGGCGTCAGAGGCCCATAAGGCATCAAGCGGGAACAAGACGTCTCGGCTGCCATCGCCGGGGGCATAGGCGCCGTACTCGGTCCAATTGGCGGCGTAGGACACACTCGTACCCTCCCCGACAATCGCTTTGACCTCTGCGGCGATCGCCTGCAGGGCCTCGACAAAGGGGAACCGGCCCTGGGCGTCCCTCACGCGGGTCAGGGCGACCATTTCTGAGCCAATAAGGATCGTATCCACCCCGCCCGCGCGCACCGCCAGGCGGGCATGGTGCAGAATGAAATGGCGAAACCCGAATTGGCCATCCACACCAACGAAGGCCTCGATCTCGACCCGCGCTGTCTCTGTCTTGTCCGCACTGATCGTGATCCGGCCGCGCCACGGGAAAGCGGCTTGCGCGCCCCACCCATAAGGGTCAGGCAGATTGTTGCCCGCTGGGATATCCATCAGCAGGAAAGGCGACAGAGTTACGGCAATCCCCGCCGCTTTCATTGCTGCGATCCCTTCCAGAACTGCCTCGTCCGCAGGCGTGCCGCCATAATTCGGACTATCGCCGGTTTGAGAAATCAAGTGCGCTGACCCGCGATCTGCCTGGTCAACGGTCCAGGCATAAGGCACAGTCACGCGGTTCCGGCGCTCGACACCCGGGCGGATCTTGCAATGACCGGCGCGCAAGTCATCCCCGAACCAGGCCACAGTCAAAGCCGCTTGTTTGGCGTTCGGTAAGTCGCTTTGCAATTGATCGAGCGAAACCACGAAATCGGCGTCACCGCGCGCATTGTTCAAGTTCAGCGTCTGTTCGATCCCCGGGAACCGGCGTTCGCGGACAATCGATGTCGCATAGACGAACTCGCCGCTGGCCGGGATGATGTTCACGCCCTGGATTGTCTGCGCCAGAGCATCCGTTTCGCGGGTCTCAGCGCGCACCACTTCGAAAGAGAGTTGCGGCAATCGATTGCCAAACGCGTCGAGCGGCAAGTCTTCAAACACGATATAGGCAGTGTCGCGATAGGCGGGTGCTTGCCCTGCCCCTTCGATGGCTTCGATAAGCGGATCCGGCAGCTGATCCGATGTGCCATGATACAAACGCCAGGTCACATCGCGCAGCGAGAAAGCATCACCATTCGCCCACACCCGGTCGATCCGCGTGATCGGGCCTTCGCCGAGGGCGACAGCAAAACTGACCGAATAGGTATAATCGATATATTTCGGCCCGCCTTTGCCTGCCGCTGTCTCGCGCCGCTTTTCTTTGAAACGTGAGGCCCAGATAACCTGCCCACCAACACGCATGCGGCCATAGACCAGCGGCAGACCCGCGCCGTCCCGGCTTTCCAGAATCTGCAGCGACTTGATCCGCGGTCCTTCGACGGGCGACAGCAAAGACGCGTCTATGGCTTGCCCCGCCAGACCGCCAAGTGTCCGGCCGAGGGCCGCCCCGGAAATCGATTGTCCGAATACGGATAATCTGTTGGGCAGCAGGGCCGCACCCGCAACAGACCCCGCTTGCGACAAGACAATTTCACCCATGCATCACCTCCTGAAATTCTCGGCATCAACCAGGCCCGGAAACCGAAACGCGCCTGCCAGGCGCCGGGTCCACCAGGGCACCATCCGGGTTTCGCATACGGCGCGGCCCCAATAGGCATGGATCAGACGATCTCGGGCCGAGAGAATGCCGCAATGCTTGGCCGGATGCCCAAGCCCCATTCTAAACAAGAGGACATCGCCATGTGCCGCGTGACTGAATGGGATCTCCACTAAATGGTCGCGAGCCGCATTGAGCAGGGTTTCTTCTTTTAGCGCCTCGGCCCAGTTCGGCGTGTAAGGCGGCAATGTTTCCGGTTCTGGCCCAATCAATTCGCGCCACACCCCGCGCAGCAAGCCAAGGCAATCGGTGCCCACTCCTTTTCGGCTGGCCTGATGACGATACGGCGTTCCGATCCAGGACTGCGCCGCGGCGATAATCTCGTCCCGGGTCATCTTTTGCCGCCATCATTACCGCTCGCCGCCGGACCAGAGAGAACGAAGTCATTGCCCGGCAAATGCGGAAAGCCGCGGAAATTTTCGACATTGGAAAACCTGTCCCGGCAGGTTTCATACCGCTGGTCGCAGGTCGGGCCATTCGCCTCTGCACCGCATCTTTCATCCCCCAGTAACGCATCGCACTGGCGCTGAAGCACGCGGCCGACCGGACGTTCAAGATCAGCTTTCAGCGACGCCAGACTGGCCTGGAATCGCCCGCCTTCTGAGGCTGTGACCTCTGTCAGATAGCCGCTCCAGATAGGCACCTGTCCAAGATCGAGCGCGGTCCAATCCGTGCGGAAGACATCGACGCGGCAACCATCCCATAGACCCGCTTTGAGATCGTCCTGAGTGATCAAATCACTCGACAGCCGCCCCGTTGCAACGGCTTGCCCCGGTGCGAGATCGATGCTTTGCACAAATCGCTCGCTATCGAGGGCAGCGCCGGGCGCATATGAGAGACCTTCGATGATGAGATCAGAATCATGATCGGTCAGACCGAATACCTGTCCGTCACGGCGCGTCAGACGCCAGCAAAGACAGAGCGTCAAAACATCGCCGCTGAGGCGGTCTTGCAGAGCTTCGGAAATGTCTCTCATGCGTCACTCGGGTGCAGCTCGATCAGACCGATGGCGGCGACACGCCCAGCGCCATAGGCTTCGATGACCGCTTCAATCTGGTCGCTATCAAAGCGAACCGGGCAATCAAATTCAAACCCCGCCGTCAACAAGCTGCCGGCCAATGGAGCGGCGTCGAACGTGACGAGGCCGGTGGTCTCATCCACGGACCAGCCGTCTCGCAGCGCCGTGCCATCCAGGCCGACTTGAACGGAACCAGGCACCGGTTTGACGATCAGGCGCTCTACTCCAGTGATGGTTTTGACCAGCTGAAAGACTTGCGTGTCGCCATCGCCATAGCCGATAATCTGGTCTTCAAAATGTACGTCCTGACCAGCCGGCGCACTGGACCAATCAAGCGGATCGCGAAACCGAAAACCGTATAGTTGCCCGGAGCGCGCCTCGAAAAAGCTCACCAGAGCTTGCAGGCTGGCCAGGTCAGTCAGCGCGCCGCCAACCGTCCATCGGCGACGTGATCGTGCCCATTTGGCAGCACGCACTTCCCGGCCACTGGCCAGTGTGGTTATATCGGTTTGCCACTGGGGCCCGCCGACTGCGCCAAGCGCCAGCCGCATTGGAAACCTGATCTCATGAAACCCTGTCATGATCCTAGCTCCTCTGTGACGATGCGGACGCGCAAAACGCCGCGAAACAGATATTGGTTCTTGGTCCGCATCGCGTCGCAATAGGTCGGAATGAGCAACACAACGCGTTGATCCGGCAAGGTGATGTGCAGGCCCTCAAACGCCGCCCGCAAAGCGCTTAGCAGACGCTTGGACTCATAGGCCCCGCCATGCCGTGAATAGGTCGCGATCTGAACTGTATGCTCCAGGCCGCGCGTCATGACTCCATTCGCCGCCTGACTCTCATGCCGCTCAATCACTGCATAGGGGTAAGCCGGACTTGGCGTCTCATCATCAAACACCCGGGCCGGTTCGCCAAGCACCGCCTGAACCGAAGCGTCCGCCCGCAGAGCTGCGAGAAGCGCCGCGATCAAGTCATGCGCGCCGGAGAGGGAGATGTCGGCCTCCGTCACAGGCGCACCTCTTTGCGGGCATCCAGAATCGCTCGGACGCTGTCTGGAAGGCCGCCTTGACTCGAAAGGTCGAATGCCTCTGGCGTGCGCGCCGCATACATTGCCGCAATCAGGTGCAACAGCGCCTCACGCAAGTCTTCCGGCACGTCAGTCGCAGCGCCGAACCCGGCCTCGAGATCAATCTCGATCCGCGCCCCGATTGGCACTGGCGGAAGCATGCTCCACAGACGCAAACAAATCCGCCCGCAGAGCAATTGAAACCGGTCATCGTGGCGCGAGGCTGAACCGTCTGCATCCATGACCGTGACCGACAAGAGGCGCTGAACCGGAGAGATTGGCAGACGCGCCCCTCGCCCCTGAAGGCTTGTCGGCCAGTCAGACCAGGTCACGCGCACGGTCTGTGTCACCAGGGCAAGCCCGGCAACCTGCTCCAACCGCTCACGCGCCGACTGGCACAAGGCAGAGATGAAGCTATCCTCGGCAGTATCGCCAACACGCAGGAAGGCTTTCACAGACTCCAGCGACAAAGGGGGCTCGGCCGCCGGCGAAATCACCGTCAGAATGGACATGACAAGACTTTCAAAATTTACCTAGAATGGGCAAAAAAATGTGGACTAGGGCGAGTTCAGGCGCGCATCTGCCGGTGCTAGAACACCATCAGTTTGATCGCGTCGAAATTCTGAACGCCGCCGCCAACCCGTTTGGTGGTGTA